CAGTAGAAGTTTGTGTAAGTATTTCGTCATAAGTACCACCTTCGCCCAATACCCAACGATTAGTAGATACATCATAAAAAAGTCTTGCGTCGTCTGTGTCGCTTGTGTCAACAATAATACCTGCGTCAGCTTCGCTATTACCTGTATTTAATTTAACAAAAGCGTCGTCAACAGTAATAACTGTAGAGGTTGTACTAGTAAGTTCACCCTGAACATCTAAATTACCCTGAATTGTTGCTGATCCTGAAAGTGTTAATCCTGTAAATGTTGGTGAGTCGCCCGTACCTACACCTAAACTTGTTCTTGCAGTTGCACCACTTTCTACCTGCCACGCTGTACCTGTCGATACGATAAACGCACCATCCGAGTGAACAAGATTTGATATTGTAGTTAAATCGGCGTCATAAGCTTGTACATTCGATCCTATTTGTAAACCTAGACCAATTCTTAAATCTGCTAAAGAAGAATACGATCCACCTGTACCACCATCGTCTAGTCCTACATAATCCGCGCTTTGAAATTCAGCAAAACCGTCAGGATTACTCCCGTCATAATTCAGCCTTATTGGATTCTTTTCTGCCATTATTCACCCATATTTATATTTTCAGTTTGCGTACTACCGTTTGCTAAGGTACTTGTAAAAACTAGGGACTTACCGTCACTTGTGGGTGGCATAATTATTCTGGACAATGTACTGCCATCCGACTGCAAAACTTCAATAGCTCTTGTACTCATAGCTACCGTACTTCCACCACCATTGACGGTCGCACTAGTTGTCACCGGAATAAAGTGATTTTTAAGCGGTACACCACTTGCACCACCGCTTTTCAACGATAAAGGCATTTTACCACTATGACTATGAGTTATAGGTATCTTGGCTTTGAGCGTGACAGTTTTTGCAGAAGTATCTGTCAAAATGTCTAACGATCCGTCCCTAGTCACAACTCCTGTCGGGTCTGTGGAAGTTTCTAAATTTAATGTATCACTAGTTGATCCTGCACTAATTGTTGATTGATTTGGTGCGCCAACGCTAGCAAATATATTTTGGCTACCACCACTACCACCTGCACTAGATATAGTAATTTTATCATTGTTAGTATCGGTGGTAAGAGTTATCCCTGAGCCTGCAACAAATGTCAATGTGTCTGTTTCGCTATCAGCCTCAACATTTGATCCACTAGCAGATCCAGATCCTGCTTGTACACCAAATTGAGAAAAAGCATTTGCTGCGGTATTTGTGTTAGATATAGTTATTTTTTTAGGACTTGCGGAGGTATTAGTTGTTAAAGATATACCCGATCCTGCTTCAAACTCTACATTTTCGCTAGTTGATGTGGCTGATATAGTTGTCTGTCCATTTACTTGTAATCCTGCAAAAGCGTATTGTGCCGTTGCGGGTGAAGTCCAAGATATATTACCTAAACCGTCTGTTGTTAAAACTTGTCCACTATCACCGTCGTCACCATTGATAAGCAACTTACCTGATTTTATATTTATTCTACCGGTGGAGTCTATTCTTAGTGCTTCTGTAGAAGCTGTACCAAAAGCTATATGTGTACCTGTTGAAGTTGTAGCAATAGATAGATTGCTATCAGATACGACGGATTGTCCATCTAAATATAAATTAGCAGCTGCGGAAATAATTTGTACAGTTGCATTTGATAGTGTAAATCCCTCACCAGAAGAGGATGTGTCAAAAAAGTTATCTTGTGAGCTTAAATTGTTTATAGATAATGAACTTCTACTATGAGTTGTTAACGACACCTTTTATCTCCTGTCTATCGTAAGTGCCACCTAGATCTTCATACTTTTTGTACAGAACTTCTAAGTTTTTTCTATGCTCTTTGTATTCATACTCCCACTCAACATAATCAGGGTGATTCTCTGGTAGTTTCACAATTTCTAAATCCAAAACTGCTACTTCTGTTGCAAGTATTTTTTGTAATGTATATCTTCTTTTGAATATATCGTCAATTACTTTAAATTCGTGTGATTCAGCCATAGACTCCCTAGTAATACTTATATATTACTTAGTGAAATTTTGATTTAAGGTTTTTGGTTAAGCTTGAAGTTCAAATAATTTTGCTTTTAATTTAGTGATACTGTTATTAACAGTAGTAATGTCTGCTTGAATACCTACATCTTCTTGATCAGCAAGCTCAAGTTCAAACATACGCTCTTCTTCTTTTTTGAGTCTTGCTTGTACATAAGCTATTTGTTCTTCATTTGTTAAATATTCGTAAGTGTGTGGCATAATTAAATACTACCTATCTTTTTTAAATCTTTGAGTAATTGCTCTATACGAGTTTTTAAATTTAGAATTAAGTTCACTTTTCTCAACTCTATCTAAATCTATATCTTTTTGTGTCATTTGATCAACCTTAAAATCCCAATCATCTCTTTTAAAAGGTATGACTTGTATAAAAGGCGTTCCTCTGTCTATGACTACATCTTTTGTTGAGTGCCATATTGTAGGAAAGTTTATGTGGTGATAGTGATCTGTTTCTACTATTCCGGGTAATACGGTAAATCTTTTTTCAAATTGATATACAGGTTGCATAAACAATACTGAATATCCGGGTGGTGTATATATACGCCACGGGTTGTTAAATTTTACACCCTCTTTAAAATCAGTTTTCTTTAAAGGCCAATTATATATTTGTTGGGTAGAGTGAAAATCTATTCCGTATTGTGCCATACCTTTGTTATCCCACTCTAAAGTTTCCATATCTCTTTGAACTAAAAAGTCAGCCCACATTGGAATAATAAAACCCTGAGTTATTAGATCGACAATAGCAGGACATCTTTTGACCGTACCACCACTCCACTTAATAGCCGTTTCTTTTGACTTTCCAAAGTAATTTGGTTTACCTTTTTCGTGGACAGCGTCTTGAGTTATGTATTCGTCCATATCTCTAAACCATTTTGGTAAGAAAAATTTAGATGGTTTTATACGCGCATATTGTTCAAGACCGGCTACATCCGTCTTAAATTCTATAAACTTGTTTCCCCCCAGATCAAATTTCAATCGAATGTACCTCCCGCGTCTATAAACGATTGCTTTAAAGTTTCTAGTTTAGTTTCTAAGTCAGTTGTATCTTCTCCACTTTCTACTGCTAATCTATGTGCCTCTTCATACATAAAGATTTGACCTTTATAATACTCAGAGTCTTTAGACTCTTCTTCTAAATTATATTCGTATGACATTAGCCCTCTAACTCATCTACTCTTGCTTGTAATACTTCTATCTTAGCTGATAATTGTTGTACTGATTTAACTAAAGGTCCAATAAATTGTTGCAAGTCTAATGTTTGTATATCTTCAAATAAGTCATTATCAGTTGCATCTTTATATCCTAAACCACCAAAAGCATTGTTTGAACTATGATTTGCAAGAGTAGTAGCTCTTACTTCTTGTGCTATAAATCCATGTTTAGTTTTTAAATATTTATCTTTATTTGGATCATCATCTTCAAATAAATTATCTGCTGAGGCATTTGTATATTGAAAATCTACAGGTCTTAAAGCATTAATATAATCAAGACCAAATGTAGTTTCTGTAATATTTTCTTTTAACCTTTCATCCGAGCCACCATGATAAAGATTCAAGTGAGCAAAAAAATCAGCGTTATTAGCTTTATTACCTAAACCGTGTGCATTGTTGCTACCTGTGTGTGAGTTTATACCGTGTGCGTTATTGCTATTTGCGTGAGTTCCGGGCGTTGCAGTTCCTGAATTATTACCTAAAACTAAATTAGAAAATCCATAGTTTTGGTTATGAGCGCTGTTATCGTGACTATTTGGATTCATAGTATTACCGTGTTGATGGTTTGAATTTGTTAAATAATTATTAGGTATGCTTGTTAAAAAACCTGAGTGGCTGTGATTATTGTTTGACAAAACTGTACCAGAGTTTGGAAAACTTAAATTACCGTGACTATGACCTGAAGTACTTTGCCATGCTAATCCTGTAGCTGTTTTTGTTATAACATCACCTGTACTTCCTGATGTACTACTAAATTGTAGATCGGATGTATGAGGAATATTTATAGTAGGCGCAAATGTTCCAGATGCCTGTCCCATAAACTCTATTTCATTTGCGTTAAGTGTTAGTTTTGCTTGTGCGCCAGAACTACCGGCTCTAAGTATTAAATTATCGTTAGAAGCAACTGACTCAACTAGAAAGTCATTATTAGCAGCGTTTATTTTACCTGTAGTTGAGCTACCATAAACAAAAAACAAAGTAGGACCACCAAGTCCACCAAATTCTACTCTATCATTTCCAGAGCTAGACTTGAACTCTCCTGTAGCACCTGCAACTAAACTTGTATCAACTGTTCCACTAATAGTTCCTCTAGCTGTCACATCATTAAAAAAAGCATCACCATCTGATTCAATTCTAAAACCTGCACTAGAACTATAATTTGTAGTTCTTATATTGTCACTATCAATAGTTATTCCACCTAAACTTCCACTATCAATAGCTTCCCCATCTGTGTATGGTGTAAAATTAAGTTGACCTGTTGTTATTGTAGAAGCAGCTATTTGACTTGCGGTGATAGAGTTAGCTGTAATTTTACCGCCGTCAATAGTCGTAGAGTTTGAGTTAACATCACTAGCTGCACCACCAACATTTAACTTACCTGATAGGTCAAGTCTTGCTGCGTCAATAGTACCCGCGTCTATATCTGCGGCGTGCAAACTTCCTCTAATAGTTGCATTTTGAAATTCTGCACTTCCATCCGAATTAATTTTCCAACCGGCTGATCCTGTTGAGTAGTTAGAAGATCTAATACTAGAATCATTGCCTGTGTCACCACTTACATTTAAAATTATTTCTTGACCGGATATTGTACCTGCTGTTATTTTGTCTGCTGATAAATCGGCCACTTTAGCATTAGTAATAGCAGCATTAGCTATCAAAGCATTTGTCACGGCTAAGTTAGATATATGAGATGTTTGTATTAATTCTGCACTACCACTTTGTTCGTCACTAGGCTCACTTTCATTACCTGAAGTATCAACAGCTGTGACTCTAAAGTAATGAGTATCTGCATTGTCTAAATCTATATAACCAACAGCAGCTATACCATTTCTTATATGAGCTGAAGTAGCCACTAATTCACCTATTTTAAAACTAGAGTTTGTGACTTTTTTAGTAGTTGAGTTGTAATTTAAGTTAAAACCTGAAGTTGTAGATGCATATATGTTTAAGTGATCAATATCTTTTGCTAGTGTGAAATTAACAACAGGGCTAACTGCATTTCCATCACTATCTTTAGCTTGACCAAGATTATGTATAAATTGGACTCTTAATGGATTAGAAGCTATTGTCGCAAATCCGTCTGGTTTATTAGGTGCGCCTGCGTCAGCCGGTGTTTGTACAGAAGTTATAGTTGCAAAAGAACTATCAAATCCTGTAAGGTCAACGGCTTGAACACCTGCCTCGTAAAATGTATTTGGTGATAAATCGTAAATAATAAATTCAGTAGTAGAAAAATCAACTGTTGAATATATATATTCCGTGACTTGAGTATCGTTTTCGTCAAGAATATTATTACCGTCAGTATCTTGTATTACTCGCCATCTAACTCTATAAAATGATCCGTCGGTAATTGTTGACCCGTCACTATTTGTAGGTTGTGTCCAATTTAATTTTAAAAATGCTTTTGATACACCATTACCATCCGAATAAGTACCCGCTACTTCTGTAAGACCTGAAGGTTGATTTGGTACTGATTTATCAGGTGAGCCAACAGCGTCTAAAGTATAGCCACTCATACTTAAGCTTTCACCCATAGTAGGTGCGACATCTCCAACTTCTAGTTGTACATCTCCGTCCTCAAAAATACAATAGTCAGTAAGTTCTGTATAGTTTCCGTCTTTATCTCTATAAAAAATTCCGTAGCCCTGTTTAATAGGCCAAGTAATACCTAATATACGAATCTTTGTAGGATTAATTACTTGTCCCTGATATACGGTTTCAAATAAAGCAGATCTTCCGTCCGCTACTCTATCTACTTCGTTGTCAATAAATCCTATGTCCGGATCAAAAATAAATATTTTGTCGCCAACTACAAAGTCGCCCGATATGTCATATTCCTCTAACGATACATTTAAAGTTTTCTTTAATGTATTTAGTTCATTTAGATATGAAGTAGCCCTATCGGTTTTACTACTACCCTGTGTTTGAGGGTCGCTTATGTATTGAACTCTTGATAAAGCACCACCAAATAAATCTTTATACGGATTACTACTTACACTAGCACTACCAATATTTGCTTCTGCACCATACTTACTAGCTACTAGTTCTACGGTATCAACAAATTCGCTTGCGTCATATTGAGCAACTAAAGAAGTTGTTGCAATACCAGATATATTAGGATCTTCACCACTAGCACCTCTAAATATTATTGCAGTTGGATCAGCACTATGACCACTAAATAGTGAGCTTGTAGGTCCGGCATCTAAAAAACCTTTTTGATTAACTTTAAATTCTACACCCAAATCTTGACATACATACTTTATAGCTTTTAGTGCGGACTCGGTATAGTGCTTACCTGTGTATGTACCACTTGGCTCAGTAATTGTTCCCTTTCTAATAGGACCTTGATTACCACTTTCATCTCTAAGAAGTCCTTTTGGTGAGCCGGTATGGTCTAAAACATTTTCTAAAGTTGAAGCGTTATAAGACCTAACGCCACTAGGACCACCGGTTTGTGCAATAGGCATACCTGTTGTATCGCTAGTACCTAAATAAGCTATAAGACCCTGTCCATTTATTGATACAATTTCGTCGTCACCAAGTTCTAAAGAATATACTATACCTGTATATTTTGAGGCATCTAATAAAGTGGAGTCACTAAATTCATTAACATTAAGATCTCCGGGAACAATAACTATATGACCCCAAGCATCAATTTTATTAATAACTGTATTTGGTGTTGTGTTCTTGTTTAGTTGTAAGTTAAATGACCCTGCAGCCATTAACTTCTCGGTCACGCTCATGTCTTTACTAACCTCACAACTTCATATACATTGTCAAGATATTGATCTCTAATCTTGTCTGCTGTATCGATAGATGTGGCGTTAGTTCCCCCAAACTCATAACCTATAAATGCTTTTAATGTAGCTGTGCTTGAGGTGGAATTAATACCACCATTTGTAGTATCGACATCAAAATTTTGTGGTGAGCCTAAAACAATTCTATTACCTTCGCTGTCATTATTTGTTTCGGTGGCATAGCTAGTATTGTCTGTATAGCCAACAGTACTAGTAGGTTTAATATTAAATTGTGCTGACGACCATTGAGTTGCGACAATGCTAAAGTGTCTTGCACCTCTCTTAAGTGTCACATCTAAGGTAAGTCTTTGATCTTTATTAGTTGCGTCATAATAACTTGTTAATCTTACTGTTGCGCACTCCGGCTCATTTTTCAATATTTGTACTGATCTCCACCCCTGCCATTCTGTTTCGCTAACTCCTCTTGATATAGCAAATGTTTCGTTTGATTTATAACCGTCTGTGTCATAACAAAATATATTGAATCTTGATTGGGTAGTAGTGTTGTCAAATGTCATTTTGACTAATCCATTTTGTAATATTGTCGAGGCTGCTGAGTGATTGGGTGATTCTAAACCGCACCTTAATCTACTTACATCGTCAACCCCGTCGGTAAATACTTCACAAGCATTTTTGTAAAAATCGGCAGGATCAACTAAATATTTTGCATTATAAGACCTAATGTCACTTGCATATCTAACTATGGTTGTTCCGTTTGCACCGACTCTTTCAAAATTGCTTGGGGTATTACTATGGCTATGAGCGTAAGAATCTACAGGTCCCGCATAAAATTGAGTTGTGCTTGAAGTTATAGAGTGGTCGTTTTCTATAATTCCACCACTAAATTGGCTTTCAAATTCTAGTTCACCCATATTACCTAACCAAAGCATATCTATTGAATACTCGTAGCCACCAACAGTCACTCTACTTGTTTCTACACCCGCACCGTTGACTTTGACATATCCAGACATAGAGCTGTCACCTTCCCAAGTAAATGGAACTGTATAGTAGCCATTTGCACAAGCAAGTAATTCATCTCTTAAATACTTAATTTCATCAACAGTATTTGGTACAAATGTGCCGTTAATTGATAAAGTATGATCAGATCCTGATCTGTTGTCACTTAAAGTAGCAGGTGAGGTAAAAGTTAATCTACCTATTGTTATTGTATTAGCCATTTCTTAACCTACACTTTGGACACACTTGATGACTACCCATTTGATAAAAGTAGTCACTACAACCTTCATTTTGACAATATACCATTTTTTCTACTTGTTTATTGTCAAGCATTATCGACCTCTAATACCTGTACCTACTAGTCCTTCTTTGTCTAGTTTGACTAGTGCTTTTCTAATTTCTATTGCTGCTTTTCTTGCTTGCATAGGATCGCTTGGTACACCGGTCACATTAACATTTAAGTTTTGCACAACTAGACTACTACCTCTTGTATCGCCTAATGGCGTTATGTCAACACCACCGCCCGGTATAGCTCTAATTAATTCTGGTCCATACTCACCAACAAGACCCATACCACTTCCTAAAATTCCGCCTTTGTAATAACCTTTGATTCTTCCACCTGCTGCACCATTTGGTAATCCTGCAAACCCCGGTGCTTCTCCAAATAGTTGTGCGTTAAACTTTATACCTTTTGATGCATTTGATCGCACACTATCTATACCTGCGTTAGCTGCATTTATTACAGCCATAACATTGCTACCGTCAGCGTTTATTGTGATAGTTTCCTGTTCAATAGCTAAGTTTGTGTCAAAGAATTTTTGTGCAATCTTATCAACCTCGCCACCAAACTTCATACCTAATGTTTGTGCTAACTCGTCAGTTTTATTTGTTATGTTATTTATGATCTCCTCGTCAACACCTAGAGCTGATCCAAGCTCTTTAAATATTGTTATAGCCTCCGGTCCTGCTTGTAGCAACTGAAAGGCTTGCATACCCATATTGAATTGATTTTCGGCTGCTCTAATGTTTGCGTCTTGTATCTGTTCGTCAAGAGTTTGCAATCTATCGGCTCTAGCGTTTTCAGCTTTAGATAATTGTTCTTCAGCTAATTGATATTCCGCTAAAGATATAGTCCCCTCTTCGTAAGCAAGTTTTAAGAAATCTCTTTTTGCTGTAGCCTCTTCAATATCTTTTGTCATTGCGGCAGTATTACCTTTTAATAACTTACCTCTTTCTTCAAGAAGATCATTTAATTTTTGTTCTTCTCTTAATGCACTTCTTTGTGCGCCGAACATACTAAATTGACTACCAAAGGCAGAACTCATAGCGCCCATTGCTTCACTTACAGATTGTTTCATAACATCTAATAGGTCGATCATTTTACCTTTGAAAGACATTTCAAGTTCTGGATATGAACTCTCAATACCCTCTGCAAAACCAAGCATTAAGAACTCACCCATTTCTTTTGTAATTCTTGATGGTGAGCCAAAACCACCGGCTTCGTAAGCAGCGTCAAGAATACCCTGCATTACTTTTTTAACAGCCTCATAAGACTCGGGGGCTTCATCATTAAGACCATTGATAAACCCTCTTACATAATCTTGTCCCATTTCGTAAGTTTTATCTTGTGCTTCTTGACTTAGATCTCCTGTTTTTTCAAACAATGCGTCTTTAAGTTCATTTGATTCACTAAGACCTAATGACTCAAGCATCATTTCTCTAGCATTTAATTGATCGGTGTTAGCAATAAGATTTGCTAATACTCCTGCAAACTCTGGTCCTAATTGTGAAAATTCTAAAGCTACATCGTCAAACCCACGATCTTTTAAGAATTGTATTTGTTTTTCAAAGACTTCTCTTAATTGTATTTTTTCCGCCAAAGCTCTATTTACATCTTCGGCTGAAGTGGTTGCTAAGTCACCTAATTGGTCAAGAGCGCTAAATAGTTGTTCACCACCACTTTTAACATTTGCAGCAATTCTTTGGAATATATCTTCGGTTTCTTCTATTTGTTCAGTAGTACCGTCAAGTGCATTAGCTCTTTCTTTTTCGGCTTCAATAGCAGCCATAGTTTGTTCAAGCATAACTCTTTGAAAATCGTGTTCTATTTCATAAATACCTAAACGACGCATAGCTTCTGCTTCAAGAGCTTTGGTTTTTCTTTCCTCTAAGTACTCCATACCCGGAAGTAATCTCTTAGCTAATTGTTCTTGGGCTAATAAAAATTCTAGATCTGCATCAATTATGTCACTTTGATTTCTCATATAAATTTCAAAGTTTCCATTAACAATAGCGTTGTATAATGGGTGTGCTTCTTCAGGTGATAAAATTACTCCAGATTGTGATCTAACAATTTCTATAATTTTTTGTATTGCTTCGTCGCCACTTATGACACCATCCGCAATTTCTCTTAATTGTCTTTGATATTCACCCGCCATCGCGTGTGGATCAATATTGTTAAATACTTGTTTCATTAATTGGGCTTGTTCAATAGTTTCTTCTAAATCACCAATGAATTGTTTTCTTTCAAAACTATTTCCCATTAATCCTTCGACAATAGTATCTTCAAGCCTTAGTTGTTGTCCAAAATCCATGCCCTCAATAACTTTTTGAAAGTCTTGATTTGCTTTTATTACAGCTCTCAATGTAGATTCTGTGACCTCACCATTTTCGCCAAAGTACTCAAGTTGTCTGTTAAGTTGTTCTTGCGCACCGGCTGCGGCTGCTGTTTTAGTTCCTAATACACCCATAAGAACACCGATAGCTGTGAGAGTTGCTCTTATAGGACCACCAACAAAGAATAATAATGCTTTCTGTAATCTTGCAATTTGTGTAATTGCAAAACCTATAACGGTAGCAAAGCTAACCATAGCCATTTCAAGAGTTTGTAGAGCTTGCTCGGAAGCAGTAAGACCTAAAATAAATTTTTGTATAAAGTTGTTTACATCTTGAACTTGAGGTAATAATTGCTCACCAATTTGGTTTTGTAATTCCATAAAAGCATTTTTAGTGACCTGTACCTGTGACTCTAAAGTTTTATATCTTTTAATAGACTCTTCGGTTAATGCAATGTTCTCTTCAAAAGCTTTGTTGGCCGTTTCTCTTGTATCGTTTAATAAACCTTCTGCTTCTGCTAAACCTAAAATAGCAAGCATTGTTCTTCTTTGTGCTAGACCTAACTTGTCTAACATACTAATTACATCTTGTCCTGACTCGTTTAACTTACCAAGTCCCTCTATAAAAGCTTGAGCACCAAGAGCAGGATCATCTTGAAAAAATTGTTTAAATGCTTCTTCGGTAGTCCTACCAGACGCTTCTGCTATTTTTCCAAATAATTCTAAATTTTCCCCACCCTGTATTACAGCCTGATTAATAGATTGGAATACACGAGCTACCGCAGTACCACCTGCTTGTGCAGGTACACCAATAGCCTGTAAGGCCGTAGCAAAAGCTAAAGCATCTTGTGTTGTAGCGCCTACTTGTGCAGCAGCCTGTTGAATACGCAAAACGGTAGTCATGATTTCGCTTTCAGTTGCAGCAAAGTTGTTTCCAAGTTCAACTATTGTTGCACCTATATTTGCAAAAGTTTCTTGATTAGTTCCCGCAATAGCGTCAAGCCTAGCAAGACCTAGTGCAGCACCATCTACAGTTAAGTTTGTAGATATGGCTAGATCAGCAATAGTTCTAATAAAAGATGGTAAGTTTTCAGCAAGAATACCTAACTGACCACCAAGCTCACCAATTCTTGATAACTCGGTAGTATCAATAGGTGCTACCGTACTCATCCTTAAAATAGATTGTGCTAATTCCTCAAATTGTTCTTCGGTAGCGTCAACTGTTTTTCTAATACCCGCAAAAGCAGATTCAAAAACCATTGCTGCTTGCACAGCTTTAAATAATTCAAATGTGATACCGGCTAAGCCAATCATTGACGCAGAAGCCATTGCGTTAATTCTTTGCATTGATAATAAGGCGGGTTTAGCGGCGTCCTCTGCTGCGTCGGTTGCAGTCTTTATGGTTTTTTGAACACCACCGTTTTCAGCAAAAACATTTACGGTAATATTCGCGGCGTTAGCTCTACTCATCTTTCGCTATCCTGTCTTTTTGATCTTGAATCATACTGTCTATTGAAGTAGCCACTCTTTCTTTATTGGATCTACCTCTGCGTTTATCAAGCTCTTCTTTCCACCAACCTTCTGGTGGCTCATCAGGATTGTTTGGATCTCCACCTTCCTGTATAGCCAAGTATTGAGGTGCAAAGAATAGTGATTGTTCTAATGGCATTGTACCAAGTAATCTATAAAATTTACGCCATTCCAAATCCAACGGATCAGCTATATTATATATTTTGTTGAAGTCACTTTCTACATCAGCCCATCTGTCAACTATATCAATGGGCTTGAAAGTTATTTTGGGCTATCACCCGATTCTTCGGTTTCTTTAGGGGCAGTAAGATCTCCACCCAAACCGTATTGTTCTAAAAGAAAAGATGATATTTCTTGTAGGGTTTCAAAATCAACTTTGGAACTAATTTTGTCTAAGTTTTCTTGACCGAAAACTGATTTAAACCAAAGTGGCAAATTTGACGCCGAAAGCGAGCCATCCTCTTCTAGCCAAGTCATTTGATTTAAAACAACTTGTGCTGTTAAGAACGGGGGAAATTCTATTTCTTCCCCACCGACTTTCACAATAATTGGATCGTCGTTTCTCGCTTCCTTAGCGGCATCAAAATCTTTATAACGCTTTGTACTCATATTCCTCCCATCCGTTAAGCATTACTATTAGTTAACACTTCCTTCTGTTGAAGCGTTAGTGTTATCAACTATTCTAAATAGATTCTCTTTTCCATTAGTTGTACCAACTGATGTTGAAGATGCATCTGGAACTAGAATTTTAAATTCAACGGCAACAAGCACCTTTTGAGGAGCTTTTTGATGAGCCATTGAGAAAGCACCGACATTAACTGCTCTAGGTATATGAAAATGTCTAATCGCACCGCCCGGACCTTCTGTCACTAAAACTAGTGATTTTTCAGTAAAGTCGTCAGTTGATGGTGGGACTAATGTATCAAATCCTGAAGCAAAGTTAGTTGTGTCGTCTTCGGTAATTGTTCCACCACCGAAAGCTTCTTTAAGACTAGCCAAACTTGCTTGTGCAAGTGTACCGGTAAGTCTTATTTCTTGTGCGGTTTTAACAGATTTAATTGGATCAATTTCTTCCGCGACCATAATGTCCTCGAAAGTCTTATCATATTCCAATGTCCATCCGTCCTCCGAATAGCCAACATCAGTCCAACCTGTTGCTAGGTCAGCCCATGCTGTTGCTGTTCCTGAGTCTTGTGCAGGAAAGGCTAAGCCTTTTGCACCGACATAGAGGACACCTGTTCCAATTAGAACATCCGATATTGTACCTGAAGTATTATAACTTGTAGTAGCCATACAGATTTCTCCTAACTTATACTTTTACTTTTAATATGTTTGCAAACATATCTTATTCTTCCTCCGAGCCGTACCACTCTTCGGTTTCGTCTTCTACCTCATCCTCAATAAATGAAGTGTTGTCCACTAAATTTATGACTTCGTCAACCGGTTTGACTTCCCAATCCTCGCCTTCTGCAATAAGTCTAGGTATGCTCAAATCATTCCATAGACGACCTTTGGATTCTTTTAGTCTTTTCCAGTCTCCGCCATTTACTTCCGTCCACTCATCTTTGGTAAATGTTAAACCAGATACTTCGTCACCGATTGAATCGGCGGGATATATTGGGTTAACCTTAACTTTTACTTTTGCCATATTTACCTCTCAAGTAATATTAGAGGATTTTTTTTGAGTTTAAGGTTTATGCAGTATAACGATATGTCATATTGGCTGTGATTTGAAACTCTGCTATTTGTCGTTCTCTATTTTCTATTCTTACGGGTGCTACTGCTATTTCAAAACCATAAATTACCGCGTTTACACCGCCATTTGATAAAACTTCTACACGACTTTCAGTAAATAATTCTTTATATATTATTTGTGCAATATTGCTTGCTGTTGAATAGTCTGGCTCTGGTTTTGTCCCGTCACCACCCCAACGACCTGCATAAACATAAATAGCTAAAGTAGCGATATTGATCGGTGCTTGTGACGCAGGATCGCTCAACAAATTACCCTGATTTTCTATAACTACAAAAGGTAGGGTAGGGTTTTGTGGTAGCTTAGTAGCTACTCTTTGTGATATTTCATTTGTTATTGTACTTTTACTTAGCAACCATGTTCTTAAAACTATTTCAGGATCAGGTGGCATACTTGTAGCACTATCAACTCCGGGCATAATTAATCCTCATCTCCTAACAAGAAGTCTAATAGACCAGACGGGTCTTTTATTTGATTTTCATAACTGATTTCATAATCGTCTTTTTTAGGCGGGTCAGGTTGGTAAGCATAAAAGTTTCCTTTATCTTGTCTAGTTTTTCCATTTACTTTTAGTTCATAACCCATATCTGGAAAGTAAGCTGTTAATGCACCTTTTATACCTTTACCTAACCAAGCTCTATTTTTTGGTGGGGTAAAAAATGTATTGTTTGGTGTGTAATAACCGCCATAAACTGTTTTCCACCAATAAGGTGCTTGATCAGCCTCTCCACTTCTATTAGCGGCGCTTGACCCGACAGTTATTTTACCTGACGCTACACCTCTTTTAGGTGAGTAGTTTATACCTCTAAATCTAATTGAGTTTCTTAGGTTTCCTGTTTTAATTGGTGCGCCGGGGGTTTCACCGCCTGATATTCCTAATAAGTTGTATTGAATATCTTGCATAAGCTCGGGTAATGAAAACTCTTCTATATTGATCTTCTTTTTAGCCATATCTTTTAAAGCTTTTTGATACTCTCGCTCTAATCTTCCACCCTGACTTTTAGATAACTCTTGTTTCATATACTCTGTCATAACTCTACCGTTAAATTCAATATCAACTCCAATTTTATAGTTGTAATGGTTTTGAACTTTCATAGTCGCAAACTTTCCATACATACGGTTAGCAATACGAGTAATAGGTCCCATACTTTGTGGTATTAAAGTTTGACCAAGACGACCTGCAATACGACCCGCAACACGCCTTTGAATACGCATCATAGGTCCTTGCCCTCTTGGTGTTAAAGATTTAAAGTCAGCATTTATACGAGCAAATTGTAAAGCACTACTTCTAATTGGTCTTAGAGGTTGTTGTAAAACATCTAAAGATATTATGTCACCTGCGCCGAGAGAGGTTTTGTAGAATATATCTCTAAACTGCTTGTCATATCTAGCCATTATCTACTCTTTCGCACGGTAAGAACTTTTATTAAAGATTTACCGTACCTATTTTTTTTAGTTTCAATTCCTAAAATGTCGTAATATTGTGAGCTTATGTTTACTCTATTATCACTTGTGACTGTGACGCTTGCGGGAATAAACAACTCAAATTGATCCATTAATAATTCTGTTTGATCTTCGTCTTCAGCGCTATTAATTAAAACTAATCTACCTTTAGTTGTACTTGCGCTAGCCCAAGACGAACTTTGTAGCCCTCTATCGTCAACAGTATTTGATGATATAGACTCAATAGTTATATCTTCTTTTAAAAGGTTGTTGTAATTGTAAGACATACAATCACTTTAGTTTATATGTCTTGGTTTTTAAGTTTTTCCCTTAAGGCGTCCATAGCCTCTTTTTGCATTTGTATTTTTAAAATTCTATCACTTGGTTGTCTTTTGCATAATTTACAAATTTTTTGTCTTCCGTCTTTATATTTTTGTGATCGGGAAAAAGATTTTATGTCAAGTGTTTCACCACATTTTCTACATTGCTTAGTATCAGGATTCCACTCTTTATCTTTTGCATATTTTTGTGCTTCTAAAACACCTAACCAAATAGCCGGATCTTCTTTCATCCAAGTCATAAATTTTTCTAAACCTATTGGTAGATCTTCATACAAAGCTCTTACGGTAAGTTTGTATTTACCATCTCTTATGCGATCAATTATTGTAATAGCTACTTTATGATCGATTGCAGAGATAGGCTCAAATCCTGCTTGTTCTCTTAATTGTCTAACTCTTTCGTGTGAACACTCCCACTCTCTAGCCCAATCACTCAAAGGCTTGTGAGGGTCAGCTTTAAATAATTCATAAGCTTTTTCTACATTAGGTACTTTTCTACTTGGCATCTTTTCTCTTTCTCGTAAGCCCTCTTTCTTTTCTTATTTTTCGACGCTCACGCTCTGATAGTCCTCCCCATATACCAAACTTTTCATTGTTAACTATTGAATATTCTAAACAATGTTCTTGTGCTTTACAGGAATTACATAATTCTTTTGCTTTTCGAGTGCTAGCACCCCTGTCTGGAAAAAATAGATCAGGATCTTCGCCTATGCAATTTGCATCTACCTGCCACCATAATTCTTGTAGTCTTAGTAGATTGCCTAGAGCTTCCTGTTTATAGTCCACTTCTCACCTCTAACGATTTCGTTGAATTGTTGATTTATGAACACTTCTTGCTCAACATTCTTTCTCGTGTATTCGTTAAGGTGTGCATGAAGCAAACCGTGATAATTTAGAAATCCAATAATCCAAGTGTAAGTTGCTAAATCTAGCACTAAACAAACACCTGTTTTTTATAAGGGGCTATAAGTAAACGATCGCTATCTTTCAGTAATGGACCGTCAAAATAGGCTAAAGGGTCATTGTATTGGACTTGCAAATCACCTATGCGTTCTTCAACTACTGTACTCATACTCGCCCCGTTCGTCGAGTCGCTCAAGTGAGTATCTACTGTACCGGTGTCGGCGTTTGAACTCACATTTAAACTCGACATCAGTATTCTTGCAGAAATTCTTGCGCTTGTAAACTTTATATCGTCGGGAATTGTTGAATAACCTGCATTGTAAACAACTGTTATATTTTTAGGTTTTGCACCTGACCAACGACCAAGTACTCTTTCTACCCTACCGTTAGAGTGAAATACAAAATCACTTTCATTACCTTCGGTTAAAGAATTACCATCTTCTGTAATGGAGGTTATAGAATTTACAGGAATATGTTTTAAATTTATTTCTCTATTGTTATCACCAAACAATACTTCAGTTTGATTAGACGCTTCTATATCATAACCTAGATATGTTTTGATAATTTGATCAGCAAAAGGTATTAAAGAGTTTGTGACTGTACTTTCAAGCGTAGTGCTTAAATCTACCCCTATGATACTTTCGACATCACTAACTGTGCAAAGAGCCATTTAGATCTCCTTACTTGCTAGATTTGTTCTCTTTAGGTTTTACTGCTTTTGTTTCTACTTCTTTTTTGGAACTTTTCTTAGCAGGTTTTTTCCAACCAATTTCTTTTAAATAGCTTTCAGGATAAGTTTTTCCTGCGCCACCAACTTTAGAAGCGTTAGATTTTGGAAGTTCAGCTTTAGGTCCTTCAAAGATTGACCCGTCGCCTAATACCCATAAGTCTTTTTCCAATTTAATGAATTTTTCTGCCATAATAAATCAATTCTACTTTCTTATTTCTTTTTTTTAGGTCTTTTACCGTATGGTTTCTTTTTTGGTTTTCCTCCGCCATAATGTCTTGGCATAATTTTCTCCTATCTTATAAAATATGGGGGCGCGTAGCCCCCATATTCTAAATACTAAACGCTATTAAGCGCTTGTGATCTTATGGAAAGCGGCTTGTCTGTAAACAGGGAAACCAACTCTCATAGTAGCTCTAATCACCATGATGTTCTTTGTAAAGTTCTCACCGTGACTATCGCTGACTGCGATGTCAATTCCTTGCCTCATTACGACATGTGCTGCTTCTCCACCGCCGAACTTACCAACTAGGATTGTTCCTTCGCTTATTGCGGTTGTAGGAACAACTTTTAATCCCCAAAGTTGGTTAGCAACGCCACCTGCATATCCACCGGCTTGGGTGAATACAGGAGCTTTAGCTGCATATCCTGCGGATGAAGTACCCGCAAAGTCCTCGTCTAATTGGAGCACAATTTGTGACCAATCGTTAGGGTGGATTACGATAGCATCTGGCTCTGTGAAAGCATTTACTCTAATATCGGTAATTGCTCCATAGACTGCACCAATTCTACCAAGACCTCCTGCGTAAGAGCCATAAGCTGTTGAGCCTACGGATGACTTACCGGCATCTAAGATACCTTCGAGGTTTGGTGATGTACCGTCACCAGCTAATAGCTGACTGTCTAGTCTTAATCTCATCATTGTTTGTAGTCTTGAGTTCAAATATCCCTCTAAACCAGAAACATCTTGCATTAACTCATCTGTGACAGGTATGTTAACACCTAGTTTTGAGATTGTTGCTGTTCTCTCGGTGAATGCTAATGCTGCTTCGCCAACTGCTGCAGCTTCTGCTGCTTCTGCGGCGTTATTTGTAAAGGTTGTTTCTTCCAAATATACAAACGCATTTTGGTCTGTTTGTATTTGGTCAAATAACCCAATAACTGCATTAGGATCACGAAGAGCTGTTTCTAAAATACCCGGTTGTCTTAATGACTCTGGTGGGTAGCCTGTTGTAGTCAAGTTTGTTTTGACTTCAAAAGGAACTGTGCTTTGAATATTCTTAGCACCATTTTCAACATAGCCTTTATAAGCTGCTGATTTTAGAACTTCTGCACCAAAAGATGAGCCTGTTGACTCTTCGGATGGTGTAGGTACGCTTGCTACTGCTTCGCCTGAAATGTCTAATTTAGACTTTGCTTCTGCAACTTTAAGATCATCTCTTAAACTTGCTAATGCTTCATTTCTTTCAATGACTGCATTTTTTTGTTCAGGGGTAGAAGGTCCCTCTTGAGCTTCGATTGTATCGAAAAGCCCTTTAAGTTCAGCAGACTCTTTAGCTATATCTTCACGAATTTTATTCACTTCGCTCATTTTTTTACTCCTAAATGTCTTCTGTAGTTTCTTCTATTTCAATATCGGTTAATATTGTTTCGGTTGCGATTCTTTGACTTTCTAGCCAAAGATCGTCTAACTCATTGTCTAATACTTCTTCAGTTGGTAATTCCGCTTCGTCAACAGGATCTTCCTCTTGTCTTTCCTCGTCGGTATCAACTTCTGGTTCTTCCGCAGGCTCTTCCTCGGGTTTAACCTCGGTTTCCTCTACGATTTCCTCAGCTTCTGCTACCGGCTCGTTAGATTCGATTACTTCCTCTTGTTGTACTTCGTCAACAACTTCTGTTGTGTCTTCCAATGCACCCTCCGTTCCAAATTCATCTACGAATTTGTCTATTTCATCAAAAGCGTCTTGTACGCTTTCTTGAACTGTCCTGAGAGCTTCAGTCGCCGAAACCCCCAACTTCCTACCATTCTTTGCTCTAAGTTCCCCAATGGATTGAACTCGAGCTACGAGATTATTTAATGCAGCAAGCACATCTTTCACCTCATCCGAAAATCGCTTACCTTGCACGCTGGCACGATCATCGAAAACTTCACTATCCGCATTTGAAACATTATTAATTTTTTCACTAATGTCTTTTAAAGTTTCCATAGAAACTTCGTCTGTTGGGATAGATTTTAAAATTTCTTTCATATTGTTAGCTATTTCATTGAGATAACTAATTGATGTATTATGTTTTTTCAAAAGAGCTTCATAATCTTCGTGAGTTTTACACGGCATGTAATATGTTGCACCGTCCATCTCGTGAGTATGCGATCCCTCACAACCCATTTGTTTGGCTCTATTTTCTGCCTCTTCTGGCGTAAAGAAAAGATCTCCTGATAGAGCTTCTTTCTTTTCGTCGTCGGCGACAACTTCTTCTTTAGGCTCTTCTTGTTGTATGCTGTCGTGTGACAATACACCTTTTTCGTCTGTTTGATCCTTTTGACTTTTTATAGCCATAGTAAATGTTTCTTGGTTTGCACCTACCAAAACCGGACTAACTTCATACACAGATAAATCTTTAAGATAACGAACTTCCGCTTCGTCTTGATTGTCTTTTTTAAATTTTCCATACTCACTATCATTTACTCTAAAACCAAAAGACCATTGTTGCAAGTTTCCCATGTTCTTTACAAGTTTGTAAGCTTCAGCACCTGACTCGGTGTCCATAAAAAATTCGCCGTCAAACACAGCTTTTTCTTCGTCTTTAACAATTCGACCTTTTCCAATAGGTTTATCCCATTGGTGCGCCCATACCATAGGTACGGTTTCGCTTTCTTGATCAAATCCTGATTTAATAGCTTGAGGTAATACAACATCACCATCGCTATCAATATCATTGAATAAAGAGAAAACAGCTTTGACTTGCCCTTTTTGATCTTCCCCTTCTTTAAACTCTACTTGTATTTTTTTATACTCATCATTTTTCATGAAAAATTTCTCCTGTGTAAACCAAGTGCGCTATTACAAATATTAACTAATAATTTTTAAAGTTTGCGTATTTAGGGTAGCCCATGACAAAAACTCAAATTTTGCATATCTCTGGTATAATTTAAGTATGAAAGTAGATGTCCTTTTGATTTCGACTTTACATACAAGTTCCGGTAGCTTTCAGCTGACTATCTTGTCGGATGGCACAGGTACGGCAGAAATCTTCGGTGAAACCGTGCAATTAAAACGCAACGGTAATAAAATAGATATATCAGGTAAATTCAACGCACGCGACTTTAAGCGTGGCGCTGAGGAAAGAGATGAAATAGTATCATGGCTGAAAGAGGAAATGAAGCTATAAAAACTGTAAGAGCGGACAAAGAATTTCAAAAATTCATGGATGTTGTTGCAGTTAGTGACAAAACAAATAGAAATAAAATTATCACCGATTGGCTAGCATTGTTGTCTAGCGAAGAGCAAATTAGGTTAGTTAATAAACTTAAAGAGCGTGGTGTAGATTATATACCTAACGAAAATACTAGATTTTTTGAAACTTCTTAATTTCTAAAATCTTTTATTTTTCTTAATTTTGATATTGGTTGTGTGACAGACCTGTCTGTTTTCTTATGCGACCCATCTTCCATAATCGCCCAAACAACCATTGTTGCTTCTTGATCGGTATTGTTTACTGAACTTACTACACCGTGAACAGTTGACGGTGGATCTGGATCTTTATTTATTGACCAAGACACAGTATCTCCAACTTTGACAGACTCTGCTTTTTCACTTCTAGCTGAGTTCATCTCAACTTCTGCTAAAGCCTCTGCCTCTTCGGTAGATACATTAATTTCCTCAATAATAAGGCTTGCATTTTTCTTTGAACTTAATGGGTGATTGCTTGGTAGTAAATCTGTGTCATAAGGTTTTCTTTTAAATTTACCTGTTCTTAAAGCTCTTAATAGTCCATTCACTCTGGCCATTGCCCACTGCTGAGGTCCTGCAACATTACCTCTTACTGACCCCGGATTGTTTTGATATGCAGCTAAACCTCTATTGTAAGACGCTGTTAGCATTCTTAATGTAGCTCTATACTTAGGATTTTTTGAATTATGATCTTCAACTTTTTTCCTTAAACTAGCTTTTACTTTTTCACTAAGCGCTTTTTCTTCTATTTCTAGTAATAAAGCTTCTTGTATTTTTCTTCTTTCACGAATTACTTTTTTGTATTCATTTACAATTTTTTTCATAGAACTAACACCAGATTTAGTGACGCCACCCCATTTCATTACTGCGATAGTACCGTTTAATCTTGTATTGCCTTTGTGACGATTCATAAATCTTTCTCTACGCTTTACCCAACTTAAAACAGATCCTGATCTATCACCGGAACGATATTTACCCCAACGATTAAATGCGTCATTACCTGTAAATGAAGTTGGTGGATTACCACCTGTACCGGCTCTACGCCAAATTTCAGGCCAATCCTCTTTTAGATTTTTTACATAGTTGTAATCAGGAAATTGTTTATGTTGTGAATTAGAAATTGAAATTGTTTGATTATCACCTGATCTTGGAAAGTTAGTTATCTTAGGTGCTTTCTCATCTTTTTTCATACGAGATAATGCTTCATTGGCCTGTGTTTCACTTTCATAACATTTTATAACTTCGTTAGTATCGTGATCTAAAATACACCAAGCACCGTTAGGCATTTCGGCTACATACTTTTCTTCGGTCAAACGAGTCGGTGTAGGTTTTAAGATACCTGACCTTTGACTATCTACTTGTGCGCCACCGGTTGTTAAAACTTTATCAATAAGTTGTTTAGCAATTTCTACAACAGGATCTTCTTTTGGCTCTTCTTCTTTAGGTGGATCTTCTTGTACGGGTCTTTCGCCGTTAGCACTAACCTCAACCATATTTAGTGGTCTTAAATATACATCGTGTGTTTCGTCAGTTGAAAGTCCTGCTTGTTTTCTTGCTTCACCTATTGTCACCCAACCACCGCTAACAGCAGTATTCATTCTTTTATAAACATCATCTTTATCTTGTGATAAAGCTCTTACATCGTCTAAGTTGTATTTTATGTGAAGCTCTTGTGCGCTGAAATCTTTTCTTAATAATTGATGTGTTAGCTCGGATGCAACTGATTTCCATAGCGGTACTAATTTTTGTTCGGTAAAAAACTCTCTAAGTTCACGAGTATTGTTATATGTAGCTGCGTCCAAACCTGCACCTAGTCCGGCCAATATTGCAGGTACACCTAAAACTGCGGAAACTCTTTCTTCAGGGATCTTCCTTAGTTCAGCTAAATTCATTTGATCTGGTGAGAAAGATACGACTTCTACATTCATTGATCCCGATAAGACCATAGGTGCGCCACGATTTTTTCCGCCGAACTTTTGTTTATACATAGCGGATATTGCTTCTGCCTCTTCTTTCGAAGGACCGCCCATTGAGTCATCTTTGGGTGAGAGGATGACACCGGGTACAGCCATGTTATGTAAGAGTGCTGCTGCATACTGTCCTGCCGCTTCATCACCCAAGATTTCTCTTAATACAGATTTTAATGGGGCGAATCCGCGCCTATGGTTATTAGGGTCAATACCATTTCGTATATGCACAATATCATTGGTTGGAACGACTATACTATTACCCCCAAGACCACCATAAGGGCTGTACTTAAAATGTGTTATCAATGTATCTTCATCACCTTTTGGCTCTACTAAGTTTGGCATCAAAGGAACGAGCTGTACCACACTTCCGTCAGTATTTCGGTTTTTATATAAATAAGCGTCACCATAAGCAGATAATGAAACGACAATATAGTGAGCAAGTAAAGTTCCGGAAGTAAAAGGATTAGGTCTTTCTAAAAGTTTTATAATAGGATGATCTTTTACAAATTCAAAATCGCCGGCGTCCGTATCTTTATAAACTAAAGGTCTTGGCTCAGCAAAAGAAGTTGCTAAAACATTTAAACAAGCGACTACTGCTGAGTTGTTAGATCCATCTCCAATATCATCTAACGAGGTTGTAGGCCAATATCCTGAATCTGTGTTATAGCCGTAAACAGCTCTATCTAAAGCTGTTTGTTGATTGTATCTATTGTATTTTTGTTCTTGTCTTTTAGTTGGTGCGTTTAAAAATTCTATTGCTCTTTGCACCCGTGATTTGTTTTCTGCCATTTAATATGCCGTCCATTCCCGTTTGGCCTGTGCGCTTAAAACTCCATAACCGATTGCGTCCACTATGTCATCATGATGACCTACCGGAAAACTCATTAATTCTCTTTCCACTTCGGGCAACCACATAGCGCCCTGTCTTAAATACAGATCTCCGCTTTCCATTCTTGCGGCTAAAGGTAAAGCTCTTGAAACTTTATCTTTGTCAGCACGCAACTCTTTAACAGCAAGACCATCCCTTTTCGCAAATTGGATAAGCGAAAGCTGGAAACCTGCTCGTTCCATTCCTACCCATTGTAAATCATATTCCGCCATTTTTTGTCTTATTCGGGGTATTATGTCCGGCGCTTCCATCCTTTGTCGATCAACATCAAGTAGCAATATTTTACCCATTGGCGTCACGGCAAAACTAGCTATTACTGTATAGTCAGCACCCTCTTGTATTGAAGTAGCTAAGTCAACAGTACAAAACCTAGAACAATCATATAATTCTACGGTTTCACCACTAGCAAAAAATCTACCATTTTTTTCCTTAAAATATCTAAGCCAATCAGGTTGCAACATACCCTGTCCCGCTTCTACAAATTCAGCTAAATACTCTTGAGCGTAAACTATTGACCCTACTTCATCTTTTGCTTTTTCTACTTCTTCTCGATCAATAAAAGGGTTGTCAAATGTAGCAAATTGGAATTTTTCCCAATCGTCTTTTTTATCAGCAAATTCCCATAATTCATAAAACCAATTATTCATACCCATAGGTGTTGAGATAAATAAAGCACCACCTTTTCTTTCAGTAAGAGTAGGTCTTAATACTTGATGCCACACATCAGGTTTTACGAACGCGGCTTCGTCCATTACTAAGAAATCCAAACCCTCACCACGAAGTCTATGTGGCGTATCGGCTGATCTAACTGCAATAGATCCACCTCCGGGAAACTTTACTTCCATATTGACCAATGATATTTCAGGCTCTATTGCTTCTGGAAATGATCTGGCTGACTCTAAAATGTCACGCCAACCAACTCTTGCTATTGTGTAGGTAGGTGCTACCCACCAAGCTCTTTTACCTGCTAAAGCAGTTTGTAAACATAATTGAACGCCTAGTCTTGATTTACCAAATCGCCGTCCTGCACATAATATTTTCCAACGAGCGTCGCTTTCAGCAACTTTTAATTGTGCTTCGTGTAATTCAGGAAATTCTGCAATTACTGTGCGACCGGCTTTATTATTTACTTGAACATCCATCAAGTAAAGTTTAGCAACTAATTATCGTGAACTTTGTTTAATACGATTATATAAGCTGTTGTGTCAACAAGACTTTTTTGCTGTATAGCGGTAAGCTCGCTGTCTTTTGTGACTAGATATTTAGATTTAGCAGTAATTACTTGTTCAAGATCAAAATTCATAGTGTTCTCTACAAGTCTAAATAAATCTTGTAAATTGAAATCAGGATAGTTTCTTGTAATTATTGCTACTTTAGAATTTAAAGAACAACTTGTGCTTAGACTTAGTATTGTTCTAGCTAAATAATTTTCAATATCTACTCTACCCATATTGTACTCTGCGTCCAAAGAATTAAATATAATAAAGTCTGCTTCGCCCATGCTTGCAGGGAATCTATCGTTTATAAAATCAAATTTTTCTACTTTCTTAGCGCTTGGGATCGGATCAAGATCATAAGACTTACAATCAAAACCCATAGCTGTTGCAACATCTTTTGTGACTTGGAACTTATCACTCATATCAATAAGTTTTGTTTCGCTAGGAACTCCACCATAAAAATAAAGTAAATTACCTATAAGTTGTGGGTGTGTTTTGTTTTCCTCGTCATATCCATACAATTCATTTTTTTTACCAAAAGACCAAAATGTTGTTGGCTTGTAATTTAAACCTAGATCTTCTAAATCAACATTGTCGCTTTCTATAATTGTTTCTAAAACTTTTTGTTTTTTAATTATTGACCTTAGTGCTTTTACAGACAAGCCCTCGTCAAGAGCTTTATCTAAATATTCTTTTTGCAATCCTGCGTCTAATGATGCAACCTCCGAGTGATGTGTCCAAGACAATTCGGGATTTCGTCTTTCTAAAGGTACTTTATTTGCAACATAAGAAGCCTTACTAAAAGTATTGTAAGGTATTTCCATATTCAAAGCTTGTGCTGCGAGTTCACCATATTTGCGATCGCCAAAGTTCCACCAATCACCAAGCCACCACATAATATTTTGAGTTGCTTGCATTAGGTTTTGTCCTATTTCCAACCATTGCTCATAAGTAAGATCTTCTGCAAATTGGTAATAGTTGCTATCACGCTTAGTTTCTACTATCTCTCCCATAACTTTATTTTACTATATTAAATGTTTAGTGTGACAAAAAAAGAAAATTCCGGTTGCTCTAGGGGAAACAATTATAAAAACCTAGAGCTACCAGATATATCAAGTAATATGCTTTGCAAAAGAATCTTTTACATTTCCAATATTTACATTGGAACGAACTTCAGCAACAGGCAATCCTTTGTTAAACGCTATAAAGGTTGGCACACTATAAATACTATAATGTTGAGCAATCTTTGGTGCTTGGTCAATATCAAGTGCGACAAATTCGCAATCTTGATCTTCCCAAGACTTAGCAAGATTTTCTACTGCCGGTGTTATCTGCTTACATGGTTGACACCAATCAGCTTCAAATTTTACGATAGTAGTAGTATCTCTAAGTACTGTGTCTGTGAAGTCCTCTTGATTTATTTTGCGTATCATAGTTTTACTATAATAACACAACTGAAATCATAGTTGGTAAAATAAATATATGAAAAAAATTAAAACTGTAAAAAAAGAACACGCTCCAACAATGAATAGAAAAGCTCGTCGTCAACTTGCAAAAAAAATTAGAAAAGATTTGGGCAAGGCTGTACCGTTAGATACAGCCGATGATGGGAGGAAGTCGGTTTAGTAGCCGACCTAACTATCATAGACTATTTGATTTTAGTTTCAGGTAAATAAAAAGAGTCGGTTGCCCGACTCTCTTTACCGTATCAACAAAGGGCTGCTTTATTGAAATCTATTCTTACTATGGACTACCATAGACGATTACAATACTATTCTACTTCTCGTCAAATTTTTTGCAAATACCTAAGTATAAATTTACAAGATCGTCTGCGTCTTGTACTAAGTTAATACCTTTTATTCTCATATAATTAAATTGTTTTAAAACAATTTCTTTAAGATCACCATCGCTAATAAGTTCGTCAATAGCGTCTTCTCTTTTTGTTCCCGGAGGAAAATTTGGTATCTCAGCCATTAAATTGTCCCTTCTGCTTTTATTCCCGTCAAAGCTTCGTATTCGTCATTTTCTACAGGTGAGATAGTTGGCGGTATATAATCTTTTTCAGTTAAAAACATATCCCACAACTTTTGCAAAGCGTCATCCGAGTTCTTCGCTGTGACTTGAAAAGTTATTTTATAGTCAATTAACGGCTCACTCATTTGTACCTTCTATCTCTGTGTACTTCTTAACAATATCACATTGATAGTTAATTTTAGCCTGCCACAACAAATCTTTTTGAGAACTTTGTTTAAAATCAAATATTTCTTGTACTTTTTTTATTGCTTCCGTTTCATTATCAGCTTCAAGTATGTAGTCCTCTGTCGTTTCAAAGCTAACCATTATTTTCATTTACTGCCTCCCTGATTCTATTCTACTCTATTCTATTATACTCTATTCTACTCTTATCTACTCTACTCTAGCGCGTTATTGTCACAAATTGTCACGATTTGTCACATGTGACATACAAAAATAAATAGTCAATATTTATGGGATTTTAAAAGATTGTAGTCGGCGACAAGTTTACAAAATGTTAACAATTAAAGGCTGTTAATGTTTTGCAAAACTGCTATATTTGTTAGCTATGGATTATTTTTTAGGATTTATATTTGGTTTCTTTGTTAAAGAAACATTAGCGTATCTCAAGCAACTAAGCGATTGGGATTACGATAACCGCCGTGGTTATGAATTTGATTTAGATCCTCTTACTGAGGACGATTTACCTTAGTAATCTCAGGGTCAAAGATCAAAGTATCTTCTATCAATGACCTTATAATTAAACGACCCGTCAATTCCATAAACTGTGGAACTACACCATTACCTAAAGCTTTAAGTCTATCAATGTCGTTGTCTTGTCTTTCAGCAACTCTGTTTATTTGATCTTCCCAAGAATTATCAACACCCCAAGAGTTTATTTGTCCAAGTTCAGCCAACCATCTGGAAATCCCATGAGTCTGGTCACCCATTCCGGATTCAGCCTTTGACCAATCAATTCTGGATTCCGTTCCCCAACATCCATCTCTAAAGTAGAGCCATGCGACCCACTCGCTACTGACGGAGCTTTCTTGTTCACGGGCTTGCTTGCTTGACTTGCCCTCGGTGTTGAAAACCTTTCCCTCACTTGTACTTTGTCCGCTAGATTGAGGGATCGATCCTCGCCCCCGTTCTTTGCTATCCGGCGTCCCTTCTCGTTCAGTTTGAGATTGAGATGTTCGTTGTCCTGTGTCGAGGGTGTCGGCCACATTTCCACTTCCTCTTTGGTTTTCCACTCTATCACTTCTATCGTCGTCAATTCTTTGTCGAACTTCACTTCCGTCAAGTGTGGCTTGATCTTGCTCCAATCCTCTATGCTCGGGTAATTGAATCCTTTGTCGTCCTTCCTGTACCAATGATCGACCGTCGTTTTCTTTATTCCGGTTTTCTTGGCTAGTTCCGTCGCCCCTATTTGACTCCTTATGTATTCCGTCCACTCCTTTTGTGTTGGTAGTAGTGGTCTTTCCACCATCTCGTGATCTTGGTAATACTCCATCAAGCTCGGGTCTTTCTCTATCATTTCCATCCAAACTTGATCGCTCAATGTTCTTTGTACTCTGTGTCCCGACGATCTCCTCGTTTTCCCCTGCATAAGTTTCGTTGCGTGTTTCAACGAGTCGTCTTTGTTGTCCATTGTTGTAGGAGTCAACCAAATCTTTGGATTTTCTCGTAAGTTCCCAGTGCCTTTTCTTTTGCTCTTCCTCTCGGGATCTCCACGATACAACGCTCTCTCCAAAGCGTCCCCTGACCTCGGCTCTAAGTAATCCATAGTGTTTGGGGTCTCCCACGATTCCAACTCCCACCCATCTTTGTCTTTTGTGTCTTGCTCCAACGAATTTTGCTGATATAAGTTGCCATTCAAATCGATAATACCGCATTTCGGCCACACCTTTGATGACACGGTTAATGGCTTCTCCGTTGCTTGCTCGGAGGATGTTTGGGACATTTTCCAAGATAAAGATTGGTGGTCGTATCTCATCAATAAATCTTTCGACTTCATCCCATAACCATCTTTCATCTTTTACTCCTTTTTGATTTCCTGCAACGCTTACCGGTTGACACGGAAACCCTGCTGTCAAAATATCTACTTTTGATAGATACTTTGTATTTACTTTTTCTATATCTTTATTTAAAACTAAAGTATTTGGAAAGTTCTTTTCTAGTATTTTACAACAAAAATCGTCATTTTCTACCGCCCAAGCAACTTCATCAATAAGACCTGATCGTAGTAAACCAAGCTCTATACCACCAATACCTGAAAATAAACTACCTAGTTTCAATACTTTCCCAACTCATTTCAGGATTTGAATAATGTGATAATTCTATTTGTGAATAGTCTTGATTGTATAAATCTAATCTTTCAATAATACCTCTTGGTGTCATATCAAATTTGCTAACAAAATCCTCTAATACTTTTTGACTCACATGAAGTTGATCAAACCCACCTACCTGTATTTCAAGTGGTTTATCTAAGCCAATACCATAAGCTAATCGAACATAGCATTTATCAGCCAAACCATTGGCTACTACATTTTTAGCTAAGTGTCGTGCAGCATAAGCACCTGATCGGTCAACTTTACTAGGGTCTTTTCCTGAGTATGCGCCTCCGCCTACGGCTACGCTTGGACCATAGGCGTCAGCGACAATCTTGCGACCTGTCAAACCGGTATCGGCTGACGGTCCGCCTTTCGTGAATGAGCCACTTGGATTAAGATATAAAACATTTAAGTTAGTTTGCAATGTGTTTTCTACTATGGTGTGTATTAAAGAATATATAGACTCTTTATCCCATTGCTTATCATGTTGCACCGAAACAATAACTTGGTAAGTGTTTCCAAGATTAGTCACTTGTACTTTTCCGTCTAGATCAAGATCATCTCTATATTTTTGTAAAGCATATACTTGTTCAGCAATCTTTAGAGTTTTGTAAAAATTATTAGGTAAATATAAATCATTTGTATTTTCTGCATACCCAATCATTATTCCCTGATCTCCTGCACCAAAATCTTTTTTGCTAACAACCGCTTTATTTATCTCGTTTGATTGTTTTGTAATTACATTTTGTATTTCTGCTTTTTTTACATCAAACTCGTCATTGTTTGTTTTTATATATTTAGATAAAACTTCTCTTACAGTAGATACAACTTTTGATGGCATCATTGACATTTCACCACCAACTACTACAAGCCCTTTATCTTTAGTTCCGGTTATAAAAGTTTCTACGGCTACTTTTGTTTCTTTGTTTTCTTTTAACGCAATGTTGAGTAAAGCGTCGCTAATTTTATCGGCGATCTTATCGGGGTGTCCCGGAGTCACCATTTCATCAGTCATCATATTCAATTCGCTCCTTTGCAATATGAAAATATTTCAATTCTTTTTCGATACCTATAAATTTCCTACCGGTATTGACACAAGCAACTCCCGTTGATCCTGATCCCATTGTGAAATCAAGTACCGTGTCCCCTTCAAGCGTATAGGTTTCTATAAGATATTCTAACAAAAGTACAGGTTTTTGTGTTGGGTGATAAGATTTTTGATTTTTCTTTTGATTATCCCTAGCAAAATAAAGCATATTTGTTTTAGTTTTGTGTGTGTAAGTCACATATTTGCGATTACCTTTATTGTCTAAGTTATTTCTAGCTGTTGCAAAGCTTTCACCACCAGATATAGTGCGTACCCTAGTTATAGGTTTTGGTAGTTTTTCACCCTGCCAATCATATTCGGGTTGATCTTTATAAAAAATAGATATGTTTTCATTTTTTCTTAATGGTTGTTTTTTACTAAAGGCTTGTCCTGTTCCTTTGTCTTTTTCCCATATCCAATCGTATCTATATTCGTCTATGTTGGATAATCGTAAAAAACTACTAAAAGGCTCTAAACCAAATAAAGCTATTGGTGTATTGTCTTTTCTTATTCTTTTTAGTTGTTCCCACATTATTTCTTTAGGAACTTGATTATCCCAATTATATTCTGTAGTCCCGTATGGAAGATCTGTTAAAACTAAATCAATAGATTCGTCATCAATTTGTTGCATTATCTCAATGCAGTCGCCTAGATACAATTTAGTATCTATTTCACTAACCTTTCCATAATGATCTGTTTCGGCAGGAAATCTCTACAATAATAAGAACTAGAAAAAGTAGGACTTCCCATACCTTTACCGTCTTTTATGTATTCAATTCGCTTATCAAACATTAAAAGCTCTAAATCTATGTTCTCGAACAAATGTTTGGGTGCTGCGTCATTTAGCCAAGTGTTTGACATAAGTAATGCAAAAGGTTTGTTAAAACTTAAAGCTCTTTCAAAAATTTGTCTTTTTCCGGTAAAAGGTGGATTAGATACAATAATATCCCACCTATCCGGCTCGTATTCATAAAAGTCTTGATCTTGCGATATGTGTGAACTAACAACTTCATTTTGCTGTCCTATAAGTTTTACAAACCAACTATGTGATAAATCAAAAGGACACCAAACTGTAGCGTCTTTTGGAATATATTTTAAAATTGGCCTTACACCATATTCCGGTGTGTAGCATTCGTCGTTCTTACCTTTAGAGTAGAGAACTTTATTACTATCGATTCCCCAAGTGCTATTCGTCAAAACTATAATTCCTACATTCAAATAATTCGATACCCGGCTTGTCTTTTTCAAAAATTACAAAAATACACGGAAACCCAAACCACTCCGGAACAAAGAAGTACGCTATACCGGTAAGGCCAAAGTTTGCTTCTTTCACCATTTGCATACGCTTTCTAGTTATATTGTGTCCTGCCATTATGTAAGCAAAGCCTTTTTGGGACACTTCAATCGATTTTTCAAAAACTCTATTTAATTTAGAAAATGGTGGATTTGAAACACACCAATCAACTTCTTGATCATAAGTAAAAAAATTAGTTTCGTATGGTGGGCGGATCTCCGTAAAGTCTTTGTCAACAAAATCAGGGTAATTATCATACCAAACGCCTTTTCCATAAAAAGGGTCTAAAACTTTGTCGCCGGCGACAAAAGGTACACTATTGATACAATTTATTGCTAATTGCTTTGGCGTGTAAATAATATCATTTTTTCGTTCTTTAGAGCTTTGATAACTCTTGGCGACTACACCTCGTTCCCCCATACATCCCATCCTTCCGTTTTTTCTCGTGCGAACAATTCAATTCTAGGAAGATCACCACATAAGTCAACGATATGGGATTTAATAATATCGGGCTTTTTACTATGTCGTTCTCTTGGTGCAACTACTAATTCTCTTACACCTTTGGAAACTCGACTAGGTTTTCCTTTTGTTGCTAATAAACACAATTCGGGATTACCGCGTGTCCAATAACCAAGCCCTGTAAAAAATCCCTCGCTTTTCATATTTTCCTTAGCCCAAACAAAACCCATTGTTTTATAAGTAAAACCCCAACTCTCGATAACTTCAAACGCTATTGGTAAAGAGTGATTCACTACCCATAGAAATAGAACACAATGAGTATCTGCAATATCGTTTACCTTTAATGATTTTATCCAATCAATACTTTGAGTTTCATAATGTTGGTTTGGATTTCGTCCCTCTCCCTTTTTGCTGAAGTTTTTAAAGCTCCATGGAGGATCGGCATAGATAATATTATATTTCTTATCGGGGAACTCCATAAAATAAGTATAAATAAATTTGTTTATAATTCAATTCATGCTACATTTAATAATGTTCATTGAAGGACAGATCAGGCTTTCTAGCCTAGTCCTGTTTCCTTTCTATGTTCGATACTTAACATTAAGCCAGCTACCAAGATAGTTGGCTTTTTGTTTTTAGCTCGAATATTTTATTTGGAAAACTATTGGTTTGTCGTCATCCGACTTTTCGCTATGTTCTCGTTTAGACCATTCTTTAGGATTTGATCGTTCAAGAAACCATGCACTAGCTTGCCATATACCATTTGAGGCAGCATCCGTGATTACAGCTAGGTGTGAGATCTCCCCATCTACCTTTGCTTTTTTTATAGACTCCCAAAATTCCCATAATTCCAGATCTTCAACATTTTTTATGTTATCTGGATTACCAGAACACGCTTCATCTATCTTTGTTGCTTCTTGTTGCCAACGATAAAAGGTTGTAGAACTTATACCTGCAAAGGTTGCAGCCTTATTATTCGACAATCCAAGCTTTAGAGCCTTTACTAAGTCCGTAAGCGTTTCTGTGGTCAATTTACTAGGTCTCCCTACTTCGTGTCCTACAATCTCAACCTCGACGGCGTCGTGATCAACTATATCGGTTTCCGGAAGATCTACCTCTAGTTCATCAAATCCAATATCGTCGTCAATTACAACTTCGCTATCGGTTAGATCGGCCACTTCCTTACCGGAATAATCATTATCATTATTATCATTATTAGATAATCCTTCTACAACATCTCGTCTTTGATCAGGATCTTTGAACATATCTCTTATGTCATTATTCATATAGTTAATAATACATTTATACTTGGATATTTAGTGCATATCTGCCGTTAGTCATAAAACCATTATTAATGTCGCGCGCTGCATAGAAAATTGGGGCAAAAAAATTTTTTTTGGTAAATATTGGGCTATATGAGGGGAATAATGGGGGCTAGTAAGGAAAAAATCACAAGCCGGCTCGATTGTGAAAGGGGTGGCTAGAGTTAAGGTAAAGGAGGCCAAACCCTCAACCCTAGCCAATATTGGTCGCAAGATGATCCTATTCTACTAGCTAGTAAGTGGGGTTATGGTATAGAAAAGGGGGTGTGTCCATGTACCCCCTCTTCATAACTTCCGTGACTGAAAGTTGATTCAATTATAAGATCAAAAAGCAAAAACAACAACAACTAAAGCATTTTTTATATGCGCATTTGCCGTTGCACTCAATTTTCATTAAAAATTCTCGAGGGGTTATTTTAGATCACTATCGATTTCGGTAGCGATTTTTTAATGTACCCCCCCTATACCATAGGGGCTACGCCAAAGAATAAAAAAAAATATTATTATAAATTTTGTTTTATTGCGTATATGTGATATGCTTTTAGCAAGTATCGTAATTTGAAAGGAAATTATGAAAGTAAGCAAAGGTCGGGGGCGACCTAAAAAATACCCTAATAAATTTATTTGGGTAATAGCCCCAAATAATGTGCTAACTCTAAAAATGGTGCGTTGGAACTCTTTTCGTAAAGCGTTTGTCGAAGTTTCCATTTTAGAAAATGGGGCGACCTATTTTGGAAAGCAAAAGCCAAAAGGCGTTGTTGTCTTTGAAAGTGTTGAACAAGCATTAGCTAATCAACCACGAGTAGAAGTTAATACGGAATATGTGCAAGTGGTGGGGCTATGAGTTCCACCACCCGCAAAGCTCATAAGAGTAATAAAAAGCTCAAAGCATATATTCCCGAGCTACGCCAACAATTCTACAATGTGGAACAATTCAAAGACCATAAACCACATATAGCAAATGAGGAATTTTTTAGAAATATGAAAAGTTCTAAAGTCCGTACTTTGTCTATGCAAAGGGTGGGGCTTATGGGTTGTGCTATTAAGGTGACATATTTTGGTTATATAAATGTTAAAGGGGAACAAACAACCCCCGATAGCGTTTATATGTACGAAGTCCCTACTTTATCCGTTTGGGTTGATATTAGAAAAGCAATCTTGAACGGCTCTAGTATCGGGACAACACTTGGGCGACACTTAACAAATATGAGAGAGATTGAAAGAAACGGGGAAATAATAAAAGAATATCCTTTTAAATATTCCAAGTTCAACAATGAAACTCAATCTTGGGAAGTTGGGAAACAATGGAAATCTTAACCGACCAAGAATTTCTACAATGGTACGGGCGAACTCTTTTAAAGGGTTTGCTCGGTATCTCTTTCGCTTGGGTGCTTATTGAGTACCTTTGGGAAAATAGAGAGTACTTTAAATTAATGGCTAAGGGGGATTATCATGGGGCTATTCGCCACAATAAAAATTCTAATTGAGCCAAACAAAAGACCACCTAAGAAAAAAAAGAAGTAAGCACAAAGACAAACCCCCCGAGAAAATCGGGGGGTTTTCTTTTTTTTCTAGGGATCTAGATCTAGTTCCGCTAAATTACCAACCTATGTCGTACTTATCAAATAAGTAATCGTAAGCCAACCCGCCAAGCTCTAGCCATTTCTCGTGAGTGACTAGGGTTTTAATTAAGTAGCAATCTTTTAATTTGTTTTCTCGGCTAAGCTCGGCGTAAGGTACGCACATTAAACGGTGGCTTTCTCTTTTCTCTTTTGTATATCCACCCTTTACCTCGTAGCCCTCACTAAGTAAAAACCACAACTCGTTAACCGCACCAATCCAAAAAGAGTGTATACGGTCGGCTAGTTGTTCCATTGTGGCGTTGTCCTCACTTGTTAGGATTGCTTCCAAACTGTATTCCGTTGAGAACGCCCCCCAATCGATTACATTTCCTTTTATAGTCTTTTTTAGTCTTTTGTCCATATTCATTATTTTTGTTTCCTTTTCTCTCTTGTACTTATTACTAGCGACAAGTTTTTAAAAATTTGGCGAAAATACCAAATTATTTTAAATTTTTTTGTACTTCTTAGACTTTCGCCTAAAATGTTCATTTTCATAATTTCCTTATTTTTATTGTTTCCTTACTAATTACTAGTGACAAGTTTTAGAGAATTTGAGCTTTTTTTTAAATTTTTTTAAATTTTTTTTTTGATATATTTTGTAGGTCTTTTCATTTTCAATGTAGGCATTTTCAATCTCGTATTTTTATTTATTTTTTTGTTCATTAACGGAAATTTTCAATCTCGTTTTTTGTTTAGTAGATTCCCGGAAATAATAATTTTGTTAAAAGCTTGACGATCTAGCTTCGCTAGATCATAATTTTTATATGGTATCGAATAGGAGGAAAATATGAAACCATTAGGCGACTTAATAGAAGTCGGCGAAGAACTAGATGGGGCAACTATTTGTGATTGGTGCAACGGTGTCTTTAAAGGGGACGGAAATCTAGAGCGTTGTAATGAGTGCTTAATTCAAAATATGGATGAAAAAGATATTTTGAGATTGTATTTTAGGCGTTGTGATTATTGTTCAGGTGGTGCATCCAATATCGGTGTTGTTGATGGTTGTCTTTATGTTTGTGAAAATTGTTTTACAGATTGGATAATTGATGAAACTATATCTCACACTAAAGATAACAATAAATCATTTTTGGAAAGTGATAAAAAACAAGATTGGATATTAGATGTTAATGACCAAATCCGTTCCGGGTATAATATCGAAGACACATGGGAATGTGAACTTTACTCTAAAAACGGAGCAACATTTAACTGCCATGAAATTAGGTATAAAGTCCGTAAAGGCAAAGTTGTAGTTATAACTCAATATGAAGAAGATGACCAAATACAAGATTTTGTTTGGCATAATCATGATGAGTGTTGGGGCGAATATCTAAATTTCGGTTGTTCAAATACATGATCACAATCAGCTAAATTGTAGGGGGGG